TCACCATCATAGATTGCTTGAATCTGCCGCGCTGGCTGAGATGGTGAGAATTTGTAACTTTTCATCGCACACATAGGGTCGTCTTCGCAGTTTTTCATTTCCTCCATACCTGACTGAGGGAAAAAAGAAACTTGTTGCAAATGGTGATTATCAGGGCCGACTACTTCAAAGTCATCGTCAGCCGAGACATAAACGAGCACTCGAATATCATTGTTTACTACGTTATTGGGTGATGTAAGGCGGTTGAGTACTGCGACCTCTATCACCCCATTTGCTCTATCATCGACACCGAAACGCGGACCTGCGTTATTAAATGGTAGTAGATTGGCCCCACCAATTAAATTGGGGGCCACGCAATAAGGTTGCGGTTGGGCCCACCCCACGGATAGTTCAAAATCGTGAGTGTCTTCAATATCCACCACCAAAGTCTCATTGGTGTTAAATTCGTTACTTGTAAAGGCACGTGGATCAAATCTCAATACCAATCTACCGCGATGGTACGGACTTGCCACAATGAAAAATCTAAACTTAATTGTTCCTCTCCACCTTGAAAAGGGCATGGCCGCAAAACACATTGGCGTTGGTATAAGTCCTTGCTGTACAGCTGGAGCGTCGGAGCCACTATATCCCGATAAAGTGTATAACCAGGGGGTGACCCGACATGTGAAAAGCAAGGATTCAGTTGAGTTTGTAGGTGACCATCCAAATTGTGTAAGATATGATGGGCGTTTGGCTATGGAAGTTATTGTCATTTCATCTTCCCCAGCTAATCCTAGCACCCTAGTATCCACTGTATTTTCCTGTTTTACGTCAAGTGATAATTTGATTGCTGCGTCATGCAAGTTTGTGTTTACAATATTGGGGTAATGGTTGGGCATCATTTTCATGGGCTGTTCAATTGTAGTTGGCCGGCTGAACCCAAACATTCTAGCAATCGCCCCTACATCTCCTGCCAAAGTCTGAGTTGCCATGGCCCATGGTCCTATAACTGGTGCCTTTGTCAGCATCCCAG